CCGCGGGGTCGGGCTCGGGGAATCCGTGATTGAAGTCTGTTTATTAAATATACAAAATGAAATCACAGAGCGACGGGCTATTGAGCAAGGTCACCGCGCAGAACATCCGCCTCCTGATCGAAAAGCAGAAGTCGGGTAAACCGTTGACCCGCGCTCAGTTGCAACAGGTGGAGAACTACCTATCGGGCAAAGAGGAGAAGCCGAGGACGTGGGCGAAGTCACTCGCTGAGTTGGCCGCGATGTTCGGGGTGACCCGGGCCGCTTGCAAAAGCTGGATCGCTCGAGGAGCACCAGCTGCCAACGCTTCGGGGTTTTACCCGATCGAAGAGTGGCGCGAGTGGGTTGAGGCACACGGGGCCGGTGCATCGGGTGACGGTGAAGACCTCGACAAGAGCAAGCTCACCGCTCGGCAGGTCTACCTGCGAAACCAACTTCTCGAACTTCAAATCCAACAGGCTCGAGGTGAGGTGATGCACCGTGACGAAATCCGGAAAAAGCTCTACCAAACCTTCGACACCTGCAAACGTCTCCAGCTTCGCATCGGGCCATCACTCGCTGGCCGCCTTTCGGGAATGACCCCCACCCAAATCTCCAATGAAATCACGACAGCAATCCGAAACAGCTATGCCGAAATACAAAGATGGGCCGACGAACAAGCCGCAGCCGAAGCTGGAGCAGATGCACCCAGCGGACCTGATACCCTACGCGAGAAACGCGAAGAAACACGATCCGGAGCAGGTCGCAAAACTCGCGGGAAGCATTCGTGAGTTCGGGTTCAACAACCCGGTCCTCGTTGACCAGAGCAACGGCATCATTGCCGGGCATGGACGGGTTATGGCCGCGATCAAGTTAGGTCTTGAGTCAGTACCGGTCATCAGGCTCTCGCACCTGAGCGAGACTCAGCGCAGGGCGTACATTCTGGCCGATAACAAACTTGCGGAACTCGGTGGAGGATGGGACGAGGAGATGCTCAAGGTCGAGTTGGAAGCCATCAAGGAAAGCGACCTCGACCACCTCCTGACAGGCTTCTCGGATGAAGAGATGGCCGAGCTACTCGCGGAAACCAATCAACTCAACGGAGACCCCGACGAGGTGCCGGAGACACCGGAAGATCCGATCACGAAGCCGGGCGACCTATGGATTCTCGGGGAGCATCGTCTGCTCTGCGGCGACTCGACGAAGGCGGAGGATGTCGAGCGGCTGATGGCGGGAGCGAAAGCGGACGCTTGCGTCCCCGATCCGCCTTATGGAATTGGCGTGGACGCCGCGATGCACAAACAAAGCGGGACGCAGTATGGAAAAGCAGCAGCGGCAAAGAGGCACTACGCTGCGACCGACTGGGACAAGCTGCCACCACAGTCTGTGATAGACAACGCCGCGTCTCACTCCGAGGCCATCATTTTCGGCGGCAACTATTTCAAACTTCCGCCTGCGCGATGTTGGCTTGTGTGGGACAAGGAGAACGGCGACAACGCCTTCGCGGACTGCGAACTGGCGTGGACAAACCTCGACAAGCCCGTGCGACTAAAGCGGCATCTTTGGAACGGGATGATTCGCAAAGGTCGAGAAGAGAGAACCATCCACCCGACGCAAAAGCCAGTGGATGTAATGGCTTGGTGTATTGGCATGACGGCGGGCGTCGTCTACGACCCGTTCCTCGGCTCCGGCACCACGCTGATCGCCGCCGAGCAACTGGGCCGCAAGTGCTACGGAATGGAGATCTCGCCGGCCTACTGCGACGTCATCGTGAAGCGGTGGGAGACACTGACAGGCAAAAAAGCCACCAGAGAATCAGATGTTCTTTGAGACAATCTCCGAGATCGCGACCCTTCGCGACTACAGGCACCCTTGGCAATGGGCCGAGGATCACATCATCATCGACAAGCAGTCGTCGATGCCGGGGCAGTTCAGTGCCAATACCGCGCCGTGGACCAAGGAGATCATGGAGGTCTTCGCCGATGACAGCATTCGGGAGATCTCCATCATGTGTTCCGCGCAGTCTGGCAAAACCCAGACGATGATGATCCTCCTCGCGTGGGCCATCGCTGAGGATCCCGGACCCGCGATGTGGGTGCTCGCGGCTCAGGACGAGGCCGAGGACTTCATGCAGACCAGACTCCTCCCGACCCTCATGGACTGCCAGACCATCAAGCGGATGATGCCGAAGGAACGGTCGGGCAAGAGGAAGGGCACCATCGACTTCGCTCCCATGACGCTGATGGTTCGCGGAGCTGGCTCACCCTCGAAGCTGCAATCGGTGCCTGTTCGCTGGCTCATCCTCGACGAGGTGCGGAACTACCCACCGGGGGCACTCGAGATGGTGCGGAAGCGGGTGAGGGCGCAGTGGAACTATCGAATCGTGCAGATATCAACTCCACTGTTCGAAAACGACGCGGTGCACCAGTCCTTCCTTGACGGAGACCAGAGACGCTTTCAGTGGCCATGTCAGGCGTGCGGGATGTTCTTCACTCCGCTCTGGGAGCATGTTGAGTGGGAAGAGTCGGAGCAGACCAAAACACCGGAGGGAAAGTGGCTTTTTGAGAAGGTGGCGGAAAGCATCAGGTTGAAGTGTCCATCGTGCGGACACGGGCACACCGACGATCCTGTGACCCGCCGCACCCTCGTTGAGAATGGCCGATGGGAGAAGGGGAATCTCATCGCACCGAAGCACAAGGTCAGCTTCACTTGGTCGTCTCTCGTCCCGTGGTGGATCCCGTGGCGCGAAGCTGTTGAGGAGTTCCTCGTAGCCAAGCGGCAGATGACCTTCGGCAACGTGATACCGATGCAGACGTGGAAACGCGAGACGATGGGCGAACCATGGGTCAGTGACCTCAAGGCGGAGCAGTTCGGGGACGACCTCCGAGGGACCGACTACAAGCTGAAGGAGACCACTGGAGGCCGTGTTTTCCTCTCCATCGACGTGCAGTCCTACGGGCTTTGGTTCGTCGTCCGAGAATGGCATCCCGGGGGAACCTCTCGCCTCGTCGACTTCGGGAGCGCGGTCAGTCTATCGATGATGGATGAGGTGGTGACCAAGTACGGCATCGCGTCGGGCGATGTCATCATCGACTCGGGGTTCGACACGCAGACGGTCTACACCGAGATCGCAAAACGTGGCGGAAAGTGGAAGGCGAGCAAGGGCCACGACTCGGTAAACGGCTACATGGTCAACAACATACGAAGACCGTTTATGTGGTCAAAGGCTGACGCCATGCTCGGCCAAGGTCAAAAGAGGACCATCAACCTGCTTGTGTTCTCAAACCCGATGCTCAAGGACGCACTGGCTCATCTCATGTCAGGCAAGGGTCCATCGTGGGAGTTCTCGCGGGAGGCCGGAGAAATCTACCTCGCGCAAGTGACCTCGGAGCGACGAGAGGAGAGGGTCGACGCGCACGGGAGAGTCAGCCACGTTTGGAAGCAGATCCGGAAGGACAACCACCTTTTCGACTGTGAGGTGCTTCAGACGCTCGCTGCGCTTGCAACAAAGATTCTCGGTGGAACGGTTGATGAGACCGAGAAGAGTGATGGCTGACGAAATCGACTATCAGGGGATTTTTCGAGCGATGACCGCTTCGGAGTTGGCGGAAGCATACGCTCGCCTCAAGGCCGAGTTCGCAGACCCGTACACCTCGGTGTCGTCAGCCGGAACATCCTCGCAACGCGACCGCGTACAGATCGCCAAAGAACTCGCCGCGTGCGCTCAAATCGTTACCGAACGCTCACGCTCGACGCCGAGAAACCGCGTGCGAGCATCCTTCCGATGAAACTCATTCGCCGCATTCGCAACGCAGTTCGAGCTTTCCGGTGGGAGGGCGCAGAGCCGACCGAGAGCCGAGCGCAAACACCCTCGAACTACTCAAACCACGCGGAGTCAGCTTCGGCAAACCGAGGCCGCGTTCAGCTGATCTGGGAAGCTCGCGACCTTGAGAACAACCATCCATTGGTCTCTGGCATCCTCCGCAAGCTGACACTCTACACGCTCGGATCCCTCCGCTACCAAGCGAGGACAAGTGACCCCGCTGTTAACTCCGCGTACGAAACCTACTTTGCTGACTGGTGTAAGCGTGCTGACTTCTCAGGCCGGTTCGACTTCCTGAGCTTGATGCAACTGGCATTCGTCTCGTTTGTCCGAGATGGCGACTGCCTCCTCGTCAAGAGCCTCACCGAGGACGGGCCGCGCCTCCAACTCATCGAGGCCGACCGCATCGGCAACCCGTACCACTCGACCGTGGCCGACGACCTCATCGGAGGCATCCGCATCGACGCAAAGTCAGGCCGACCAGTGGCGTACCAGATCACGCGCCGCAGCATGGGTGCATCTTACGTTGACGAGCAGGAAGTTCCCGCCGAGCGGTGTCTGCACCTGTTCGACCCGCAGCGTCATGACTCCTACCGTGGCGTGTCGGCCTTCGCCCCCGCCATCGCAACCTGCAAAGACATCGTCGAAATCCTCGCGGGAGAGAAGGACGCAGTCAAATGGGCGAGTCAGCAGACGGGGGTTGTCAGGACTCCATCGGGCGAGGGTCTGGGATGGGACGAGCAGACGACCACCGGAGAATCCATCGAACGCATCAAGCCGGGCACTATCCACTACCTTAAGCCCGGTGAAGATGTCACTGGGTTCATGAGCAACCGTCCGAGCGTGACATTCACGGGATTCCTGCAATCACTTCAACGTCATCTTGCTGATGCTCTCGGGCTTCCATACGGATTCTTCATCGACTCAAGCAACCTCGGAGGGGTGACCGCCAGACTCGACTCGCAGCAAGCCGCTCGCGTGTGCAGTCGGTACCAGATGATTCTGACCAACCGCATCCTCGATCCCATCATCGAGGCTGTCATCGCGTTCGGTATCTCCAACGGTGACATTCCGCAGTCTCCACAATGGAGGGCGCATCGCTGGCAGTTCCCTCCGTGGCCATCCACCGACATCGGCAGAGAGACGACCGCAGAACTGGCAGAACTCCGCCACGGGGCGACTACGTTTGCTGAGTACTACGCCAGCAAAGGCGAGGACTGGGAAGAGGCATTCGTCCAAGCGGCAAACGAGGTCCGACGCAGGAAGGAGATTTTCGAGGCCGCAGGAGTTGAGGACCCTCTGGTGTTGGCTCAGGCTCAAAACGCGCCACCGGCGCTCAGTTCCGCCGAAGAATCGACGCAGTTTGCTGAGGACTCGTTCGAGCCACCTCAGGCCGTTCGTGCAGCAGCCGCTCGCGCACTCCGTGAACGTGCCAAGAAGCCAGCATCGCAGCGCGGGATGACTCCGGTCGGGATCGCTCGCGCTCGTGACTTGGCCAACGGGAGACCAGTTTCAGCCGATACCGTGAGACGGATGAAAGCCTATTTCGACCGGCACCAAAGCGACAAGCAGGGCTCGACGTGGGACGACTACGGCAAGGGCCGTCAGGCTTGGGATGGATGGGGCGGGGACGCTGGCCAAGCATGGGCCAACCGGATCGTCGAGAGACTCAACAAGACCGCATGATGCCGTACGCAATCCGCAAAACGCCGACAGGCTGGGCCAAGGTGAAAGTTTACCCGGGGCAGGAATCAGTTGTGTCGCATCACAAGACTCGCGAGGATGCTATCGCAGCCATTCGGGCTTACTACGCCAACAAGCGCAAACTTCAAACCCGCATGAGCAAATGAAGACGACTTCCTTCCAAGCACTTTCTCCCACAAGCATCGACGCTGACACCATCTTTGGCGTCTCGGTCATCACCCTCGGGGTGGCCAAGGGGCACGGTCTCCTCATCGACGAGACAACCCTCTCGCAGGTCGTCAAATGCGGCAACGCAGCTAAGAGTGGAATCAAGGTGAAGGTCGGCCACGAATCAGGCGTGGAGGAGATTGTCGGTCGTCTCGTCAACTTCCGTGTCGAGGATGAGAAGGTGCTCGCGGATCTCCAACTGTTCCAGACCTCGCCCCGCCGAGATTTCATCCTCGAACTGGCCACCAAAACCCCTGAATCATTCGGGCTTTCCATTTCGTTCGAGGGGAAGCCGCAAGACGTCAACGGGGCCGCCTACGCACGATGCACGCGCCTCCGCTCGGTCGACTTGGTTGATGAGCCAGCAGCAAACCCGGACGGCCTTTTCGAGGCGGCAGTTGATGAGGCGCAGAATGTTGAGACTCCAATGAAGGAAGAACCCAAAACCGAAGCAATGGCCGAGGCACCCGCGCCGACCGTCGAGGACCGCCTCGCCACGGTCGAAGCAGCAATCTCGGAGATCAAGGGAATGCTCCAAGCACTCCTCACCGAAGAAACAACCGAGACACCTGAGGCAGAGATGGGCAAGCCAATGCCCGAGGAAGCAGCGATGAGCGCAAAGGCCGAAGAGGTCGCCGGTGCTGCTTTCGAGGCAGTCGAGGAGAAGATCCTCGGGGCCGTCGAAACCAAGTTCGAGGCACTCGCCGCTCTCATCAAATCCTTCGGAACACCCGTCGCTCCGGGCGTTGCAACCGAAGCAAAGGCTGAACAGCCTACCGACTTTTCCGAACTCCGGAAAAACCCTGAAGCGTACAGGAACCACCTGATCGCCAAAGGAATCCTCAAACCCTAAAGCACAAAACACATGGCACAAAACGACTCCGGGTTCAAAGCGTTCGCCGTGGGAGCCTCGGCTCTCTCGGTCGGTCAGCGCATTGCACTCTCCTCTGGGCTGGCTGTCGCAGCTGGCGCACCAAACGGCACCGCTCTCGGCGTAGCTCTCGCTGACGCAGCAGCGAGCGGCATCGTGACGGTCAAACTCAACAGCGCATCCGGAACCTTCGAAATGAAGGCTGGTGGCGCAATCACCGCCGGTGCTGCAGTTTATCCTGCCGCCTCTGGCAAAATCCTCGCCACAGCAACGTCGAGCAACAACCCCATCGGCATCGCTCTCGAAGCGGCAACCGCTGACGGGGACGTGATCGAGGTCGCACTCGGGGTCAACGCTCACTCTTAAACGGAAAGGACTTAGACAATGTACGCAAACACAGGCGCAGTACTACGCGGTGACATCCAACAGGCTGTCATTCAATCAGGTGGGGCCGATTCCGGTCTCATCGGCGGTCTCGTGATGCCTCCCCTCTCGGTGGCCACGAAGGCTGGACAATACCTCAAAATCGACACCGCAACGGGCCATCTGATGCGGGTTGACGCTGACGCGGCAAAGCGCAACGCTGACGGCTCTTACAGCCGCATCAGCCGTGCTTTCACGTCCGACACCTACCTCTGCGAGGATCGCGGGTTGGAAGAGTTGATCGACGACTCCAATCAAGCTGACCTCTCGCGGTTCCTCGACACCGAGGCCACGATCGCGAAGCTGTTGCTCCGCAACATCAAGCTGGCTCACGAAACCCGTGTGGCCGCTGCGATCTTCAACACGTCGAACTTCAACAACACGACGGTGGGAACGGTGTGGAGCAACTCCGCAGCAGACCCCGTGAGTGACTTGCAGGACGCCATCTCCCGCCTTCGCAAGAAAGGCGTGGATGCGAACACACTCGTGGTCAACCTCGACGTGTACAACCTGCTCAGGAAGAACGCGAAGATGCAGAGCTACATCTTCGGGTCTGTTGGAACGGGTGACCTCCGCAACGTGGACGCCGCACTGATCGCTGCCAACATCGGCATCGACAAGGTGCTGGTCGCCTCGTCCGCATACGACTCGTCGAAGAAAGGCCAAGCCGCTTCGGGCTCGTTCATCTGGGGCTCCAACCGCGCATGGATCGGCAATGTTCAGTCTGGTGACTTCGTCGCTGGCGGAGCTGGCCGCACGCTGACGTGGACGGGAGACGCTTCCGACCTGTTCGTCGTTGAGACCTACCGCGACGAAGCACGCCGCTCGGGCGTGGTTCGCGTGCGTCAACACACCTCCGAGAAGGTTGTTGATGCGACCGCTGGTGAGTTGCTCACGATCGCGTAATGCATTGCAGTTCGAAGGGGGAACGGGAGAACCCCGTTCCCCTTTTTTCGTATGGTTCCACCCACCTCACAAGTTCAACGCTACACCGGAATGGACACCCCGGGGGGCCTCGCCGTGCTGGCCAAGGTGACGTTCCAGTCGGGACCGAAGGCCGTCAACCCGCCTCCCATCACCGCCGCTCCACTCGTCCCAAAAGGTGCGGGGATTTACGATGAAAACGGGATGCTGCCGACCATCAAAGGCAAAGGTCTCGAGTTCATCGCCTACGCATGAGAACCGCATTCTCCAACGCTCTGCTCCGAGCATTCAACCGCGCCGCTTCGACGATGGGTGCGACGGTGTTGCTCAACGGTGAGAGCGTGCAAGCGATGGTGTCAGAGTCGGACTACATGACGATCCCGGAGGAAGGCGGAATCAACGCTGGAGGAGAGTTGACCATTCGAATCTCGCGCACGGCGTTTGATGAGTTCGGTAAAGGTGGGGACCCTCGCAAGAATCAGTTCACCATCGACGGGATGAAGTACCGCGTGATGACGGTGAAAAACCTGCCTGAGAACCCGATCCTGCAGTTCGTCGTCCGACAAGACCAATGAGCACTAACTTCCAAGCCGATGTCCAAGCTGGGATCGTCGCCGCGATGAAGGCCGACGAGGATCTCGCGACATTGCAGGTGCTCACTTCGGACACCGATGAGGTCAAGGAGACCGCGTCCATCTTCATCTCGACCGAAATCAACCGCGAACTCGTCGCTGGCTCACGGGTCTTCATTCTCGACGGGCAAGCCATACTCCGCGTCAACCGCTCAGCATACACTGCTGAGGAGAGCGCACAGATCCGGCAAAACGTGCTCGCGGCACTCCTGAACCCCGTGGCTGATGGCGACTTCGACCAGTTTTCTTTTGAGTCAGCCAAGGTGCTCGGGTTCGTGCTCGGAGCGCAAAACACCACTTTTACCGACGAGGTCCAGCTGGACTCATTCGCTTTCAAGGTCTGGGCTTATCAACTCTCTCAACAATAAAGACATGGCAACCATCCACGACAACGGAGAAGACTATGGCACACTCGGAACGGCGCAAACCCAGACGGGGATGCTCGTTACGCAGTACAACGCCAAAAAATCCTCCGCCACAAAAGAAATCATCGGGCCGAACGGGGACGTGCAGAGCGTCGCGCTCTACAACCTGAAAACGGAAATCACGATCGACGGCTACATCAGCGGGACGTTCAGCGGAACCATTGGTAGTGCAGCCGGTTCGAACACGTTCATCGATTCCATCAACCGCTCGTTCTCCGCCGAGGATGTGGCGAAGCTGACGGTGTCGAAGACCCTCTACGCTGGCTTGACCTAACCTCAACCAACTCAAAATCATGGCTGAAATCATCAAAGGTACAGCGGTAACATTCGGCACCGGAGGGTCATCCGCGACGCTCCTCACCACCGCAACCGTCAACAAGACCTCATCCAAAAAGGAAATCCCTGACGGGAACGGGGGCTTCGGTGCTGTCGTTTACTTCGCGATCAAGGACGAGGTGAACTTCGAGACCTACGAAGCGACCTCGCCAAACGTGGGAGACACCGCAACGCTTCCGAGTCTCATCTCAGGCTTCGTCACCGGTGCGGTATTCGTGACCTCTTCCGAGGTCGTCGAATCGTCGGAAGACCTCACCAAATCGAACGTGCAGGCGGTCGCTTACGACGGCATCTCTTAATCCATCAGCCCCGAGGAGTTTCCGGAAGCGGTGGGCCAAAACCGCGTCTCCTTTCAAAACCGGATTCTCACCTTGTCATGATCACCTCTTTTTACACCACGGGAAATCAGCGATTGGCTGTCGCACTAGCTACCATCGGGATCCCTCCGCACGCAGAGAACCCCGTCACCGTCGAACGTCGAACGCTACCAAACGGAGAAGCAGAAGTTCGTACGACGTTCCACTTCGAGGTCGCTGGAACGTGGAAGGGATTCGGCGGAGAACCTCAAATCGCCATCAAGGCCGATGCAATCGCGAGCGCATACTTCGCCCTCACCAAAGGCAAGAGACCCGAGAACCTCGACTTCCGGATTCTCGCCGAACTGCAGATCATCCACGCGTGCCTCGAGGTGCGCGACGAAATCAACCGCGTGCGAAAGGCTGCAAATCCCGAGCAGTCTTACATCGGCGTTGCCATCTGCGAGAATGCCACCACGCTCGCCTCATTCGTTAACGCAACGCACGAACTGACCCGTCAAAAGCTTCGTCGTGGAATCCTCTACGCTCCCACCGAGACGCTTCAAGACGCGCTCAAAACCTTCAAACATTTCGCCTAACCATAACCATGCTGACTGACATCCAACACCTCATCACGGGCACGTCCAACGCTGCCGCCACCGTGGCCGGAATCCCATGCCGACCACTCACGCTCCAAACCTTTGCGCTTATGGAGTTGACCGGAAACGAACTCCTCACCGCTCCGAGCACACGCATGGCTGATGTCCTCGGGTTCATCTATCTTCACAGTGCACCGCAGGAAAAGGTTGCAGAGGCCACCGCCGCTTACCTTGCAGGGGACAAAGCACGCATCCTAAAAGAGTCGCTCAACCTGCCATCCATCCCGCTCGCCGACTTGGCCGACATCGCTTGTCAGATCCGCGAGATGATCGAGCAGGCCACAGGGTCTCAGGTCGTCATCGAGGGTTCTGAGGCTGTACCGGGAAACTGAGTCGGGCAGGGATGGTCGCTAAGTACATCCATCATTTCGCCAGTGCATATGGATGGCACCCGAGCGAGATCCTTGCCCTGTCTATGCAGGACGCAAACGCGTTATTTGGTGCCTCGCTCGAGGCTCAAGGCCACCGTATTCGTCCGATAGTGGATGACCCACGCCTTTGTGAGGCATGAAACTAACACTCTCAATGGATCTGACGAACTTCAACCGAGTGCTCGGGATTTACCTCCAGAACTCACGGAAAGAGGTGAAGAGCATCGTCGGGAGGAAGTTTCGCGATGTCGTTATTCGCGCCGGCAAGTTTCACATGGACACTCGCGCCGAGACGCTGCAAGCCATCGAAAGGCGGAAGAAGGACGGAAACCTGAGAATCTCCAAACGGATCATCGACCGCGTTGGTGCTCGCCGCTCGAAACTCCAAGCCGAACTGGAAAAACAAAAGAAATACATCGGCAAGAGGGGCAAGCGGGGAGAACTGGCCGTGGTCAAAATGATGATGGCTGCCGCGCAACTGCAACGCACAACAGTGCAACAAGACCGCTGGGGCCTCGAGATCAAGCAGCGACAAGACGCAGCCGGTCGAGCAGGGGCGTGGGGATGGCTAGTCAAGGGAGCCAAGTTTGACACCATCGAGTCGAAGCACCCCGCCGCAGTCGTGCGAAAGTTCGACGGACTTCTTGAGACGTACCTTGAGATCCAAAACAAGCGACCCGGGATCAGTTCGTTCGTCGACCGCAAAGGCTACATCGAAAAGGCGTTGGGTGCAGTGGCCGCTGACATGGCCGAGTACCTTTATCGCAAACTTGGGATCACAATATGAGCACAGCCACAATCCGCATCGGCGCAGACACGAGCAACTTCAGGCAGGGGCTCACTCAGGCAGGGTCTCAGCTTCGATCATTCGCCGCGTCGGTCGCTTCCGTCGCAGGGGGACAAGCTCTCTTCGCTGGCCTTCAAGCTGGTATTGGTTCCGTCGGTAATGCTTTCCGCGCACTCGGTCAGACGTTCGCCGAAAGCATCTCGGTGGCCGGAGAGTTCGAGGCCGTGGTGGCTCAGTTCACCACATTTTATAAGTCCGCCGAGACAGCGCAGGGTGCCGTCTCCGAGTTGGCAAAATACGCCGCAACAACCTCTTTTCAACTGAGCGAGGTGGCCAACGCTGGCGCATCGCTCGCCGCCGCAAACGTACCGGCCGAGCAACTCAAGGAGTCGATTCGAGTGATCGGAGACATCGCCGCCGCGACGAAAAAGCCGATGGCTGAGATCCTTCAGCCATACGTGAAGACGCTCTCGGTCGGTAAGATGCAGACTGAGACTTTCCTTCAGTTCCTCGAGCGAGGGATTCCCATCGGCGAAGAGTTGAAAAAGGCTCTCAACCTCAGTGACGCTGGACTTCAGGAGGCACTGACGAAGAGCAAGATCTCAGCGCAGGACATGGTTAACGCGCTCCAAGCGATGACCACCACGGGCCTTTTCTCGGGTGCCGCAGCAAACCAAGGCCAGACGCTGAACGGGCTCATCTCGACTCTCAAAGACAACGTGGAGGAGGTAAAGCGGAACCTCGGCCTCGCAGCGTCGGAGGGGCTCAAACCCCTCATCGAGTTTGCTCAAAATCTCGTCGGGAAGTTCGCACCGATCGGGACCGCTCTCGGCAACATTTTCTCAACGGCCACCAAGAAGGCTCTACAGTTTTCAAACGACTTCAGCGCAGGCTTCGGACGAGCCGTCGACACATCGGTGCGAGCGTTTCAAATCATCGAAGGAGCGATCCAAAACGGGACGCTCTGGGACATCCTCACGGTCTCAGGGAAACTTGCATTTGCCGAGGTGCAAGCATTCGGGATTCGGGCACTTGAAGGCATCACGGAGGTGTTCTCTGGGGCTGACCTCATCGGGGCTCTCGCTCCAGTGGCTGACTCGTTCATCGACCGGATCGTCAACGCTGGACCAGCCATCGGGGCCGCTCTCGAGTCTCCGCTTGGTCAGGCATTCATTCGCGCAGTCGATGCGTTCGCGTCCTACCTCAAGCAGCAAATCGGTTTCGCAGTGGCGGGGCTCGCTGACATTGCATTGCCAAGTTTCATATCTCCGACCCGCAACGAGACGACGGGGCGAGGAATGCGGATGGGTGGCCTCGGTCTAGAAGGGCCGATTGGATTTGCCTCCGGTGGTGTCACTTCGGCGCAGGCCGGCGAGATGCTCGCGGCGCAGGCCGCCGGCTACCCGACACCGCTTAGCCCGGGCGAGGTGCGCGAGACGTTTGCGAACGGGAAGCGCATCACCTACAACACCAAGGAGTCGTTTTCCAACGGTGTCATCGTGCCTCCGAGCAACGCTGACGCTTACGCTGAGGGAACACCGGGACAAGGAGTGATCGCCGCATTCGAGCGTGGGTTCAGTCGTCAGACAGCAGCGACCGAGAAGCTCCAAGTTCAGAACGAGCGACTCAGAACCGAGTTGGCCAAGCTCACCGAGGCCGCGCTTCGAAACGCAACGGCCATCCGCGAACAGTCGAGCACCCTCAAAAACCAGACGGAGTTGACCGCGAAGACGGCTCAGGCTGAGGAGAAGAAAAGCAAGGCCACCAAGACCGGTGACTTCTTTACCTCGCTGGAGAAAATCGGAGGTGGCCGACGGATGATGAACCTCGCGCCTCGAGGAGAGATGATCGGGCTCGAGGGCAGAGCACCCGGACTTCGAGGGGCTGGAGATCTCGGTGGAGGATTCGCAGCGTCACCGGCATTTCTCGCTGCCAAGAAACGCGAGGAGATTGCCAAAATCCCTGTCCAAGGGCCACCCGCCGAGGAGTTCTTTCGGATCCAGCGTGAGAACCTCAAGCAGGCAACCGACATCGTCGCCGAACCATTCCCGCTTCCCATTCCCGGGGGCGACAAAACGGATCCTGTCATCCGCTCGATCCAAATCTGGCAGCAAGCGGTCACTGGCAAGCTCGACAACGTGGTCAGCGCGATCAGTAAACAAGGCTCCCTCAACGTGGCCGTGGTATGAGCTTAAACACCGAGTTCCCAATCTCCGCGCAGGTCGACGAGCAAGGTGCCATCGAGGTCGTTTTCCGCACCCGCTATGCGCGAACGGGACCCAACACCGAGCCCTACGAGTGGCCAGCAACAAAGACCCTTGGCTCAATCCAGCTGGCGTTGGTTGGGGCGAAGGAAAACGTCGAGATGCTGAGTGACAGCCTCGGAACCTCGGAGGGAACTTACAGAGGTGCCGCTTTCACCAAGAACTTCGTCACCGTCGAGGGGACAATCTCAAACGAACCCATCACCGCGCATCCAGACTTCACGACGTGGGCGGGAGATGCCGAGACGCCAAACACGAGCAATGCCATCTGGGAGGACTACGACGGCGCGAAACGGTTCGTGCAGTTTCGCGACGACTTCGAGTTGGCTGGCATCACCACCTACCTCGCGCCGCAGTGGACATTCAATCTCACTTGGATGGCCATCAACGCAGACGACGCGACGGTGCCTGGGCAGGTCTACGCGCTCCCACCGATCCCAAACTTCGCGATGTTCAACGGCCTTTCACTCCTCGGGACTTCCGTCTCGCAGGAGCAAAACGGGGCCTCGTGGAAAATCACCGCTCAACTCCTCGGCGCACCAGCATGGTCGTCGGACATCTACACTTAAAATGTCCCGAATCTTCAAAGGCGAAACAGCGGTCAAAACCTCGCACTCGTTTGACACTGACGAGTGGGGAAACGTCATTCAGACCTCGGTCCACATTTTCAAGGACAATCAAATCAACACCATCATTAGCCCAACTGGTTTACCGGACATGGGCGCAGACACGCAGCGGAGCATTATCTCGCGCTCGATGACGTTCGACGAGGGCTCACAAACCACGATGCTCGAGCAAAGGAGCGTCTATGCCTACGCATCAGCCGCGAAGAAACGGTTGAGCATCGATGCCAACAGCGGGACCGAACCGATCACCGCCAACCCGAGATTCCAAGACCTCGCGGGGACACCCGAGAATCCGAACGAAACGAACGCGCTATGGGTCGCATCGAACGACACCGAGTCAACCAAGCGATTCGTGGAGTTCAAAAAGCCTGGGCTGGTCGGCGTCTCGTCTTACATCGCCGGCAATGGATGCACGTTGAAGGTGACCTACTTTGACATCTGGAGTGCGTTTGCTCAGACGGTCAACGACATCGGGAAAATCTCGTTCCCACCCGTCGCAATCTGGGGGAGCACTCAATCGTGGCTACTCGCTGGGGCAACAGCAGAGCCGTTTGGAGAGCGTTGGAAAATCACGCTCATGTACCGCAATGCCTCGGCGAACTACGGGCAGTATACGGGCGCGGGATGGTCATCTCTTATCTACTCATGATCCCGACGGTCACAACACCGGGGCCCATCGGGCGCACGCTCTCAGCCATCCGTCGGGAGTTGGTGCGCTTGCAGGTTCAAAAAACCAAAGACTTCACCGCCAACGAAACGCCGAGGGGCACGTTTCTCAAGATTGCTCCACCTAGGACAATCACCGAAGGAGAGCCGCAGGGCACACGCTACCAGCCTTTTTTGAGCGAGGGATCAACTCGCTATTTCGTGACTCCGTGGCCGTACGGACTCGTTGGACCGATCATCCAAATCGGGGACCGTCAATATCGTGGGTTCGCTTTGAGCGGAGGATCCAAGCGCATCGTGGCCACCGTGATGCTCCGAGCAACCGCAACGCGCAACGCCGCAGTGGATTACGACCCCGAGAACTCCAATCCGGAAACTTACGCGATCCTCAATTCGATCTACCTGATCCACACAGAGGATGTCAGTTTCGGCACCAGACAGACATCGTTCGACCCGCTGACGGGCTTTCAAGGGCTCAACTTCGGAGGGCAGAACTGGTTCTTTCCGGTGAAACTGGTTGACACATGGAACGAACCGGCCTCTCGCATTTCGGCTGATGACATCGTGCAGACCGGAGACCGCAAGATCCCGCTTGAGCCGGGTGAGCAGGACAACCCGTGGTATCCGACCGAGTTTGTCAAAGAGTACGAGGTCGACGTTCTGGTCGGGTTCATCCATCAAACAGGCACGACGGGCTCAACAAGTGGCTACGTGCTAGACGGGTTCGGGAGCGACATGGCAGCGATGCCAGAGGAAACTGAAATCACGGGCGGGAAGGACTTTCTCAACGATCAACCGTACCCGCGATGGCATGCCGAGGTTGAGCTTCAAGCGCGGGTCACGGTTCCTAGCTGTGATCCGGAGGAGACGTTTTCCAAACCCGTCGAGGAGTTTGGTTTCATGCTCCGGAACCGCGATGAGAACGGCTACATCCCGGGCAGTGAGTACCCGGGCAGCGATCAGACGCACCCACTCCGCAACAACTACCAGCGACAATCCGCTTTCATGCTTCCACTTTTAGGAGGCGGTGGCGGGACCGGAATCCCATCTAGCTTTCGAGGGCAAACAGCGACCAACGACCTAAGAGAAATCCCATCATGCCTGTGATCCCACGTCTCAAAAGCGGTGGCCAGTTGGCCTCTGCCATCAATGCCATTATCGACTACCTACCACGGTTGGCCATCCAGTCGACGCCTGACATCACGGCGACCGTGACCCCGCGTGGCCAGCTGGTCTCGCTCAAGAACCGTCGGACAACCCAGACGGCAGCACCATCGGCGACGACAAACTTCCCATTTAAGGTGACCGTTCGCGCCGACAATCCCGGCTCTCCGAGCCCGACATACAAAGTGTTTGTGCGTTGGGGGACGGTCAACGGGCAGAGCGTCATGACTTACCCCGAGGAAGAAGTCGGGACGGCCGCTGACGGCAAACGGGTGGTGCTCAGCGTGGTCGGCAACTTCTCCTCGACGGCATCCACGGGCATTTCCAATCCATCTCTCGCCATCGAGGACACTAGTGCGCTGCTTGTGGCCGGTGAGGTCGGGGGGGCCATTAACTACCGAATCGTGCTCGCTTACATCATGGAGGAGGAGGATGGGACCTTCACCGTTTCGCAGCAAACGGGGGGTCATCAAATCATCGGTCTCTATGGGGCATGACAGTTGATGACGGGCGCAAGAGTGAATGCTCACGCTCACCGTCGCTCTCGACTCTGGCCTCGTCTACGTTGGCGGTCTCCGCCGCTCAGACGATCAGGAGGTGCTGCTCCGCAATGGGGACGTGATACCGACTGCCATCGAGTTTCGCAGCACCATCTCGAGCACCTCGACGGTCGACATGGGCTCATCCACGGGCCTCAGGTTGACCGTGAAACCGAAGGGTGACTTTGACGCTAACCCTCTCCTCTCGTTTGCCAGCTGGACCCGCACGGTGACGGGCTCAACCGTTGACTACCGAGCGACGCTCAACACGGCCTCAGGTGAGATTGACCGCCTTCTCGGCATCGATCCCTACGACTCCGCCGAGGTCGTGGCCATCCAGACGACAGCCACCACGGCGAACGGAGTTTACTTCGATCTTGCTGACTCGGTCGGACCGGTGCGCGTTTGGATGGGCACCTCATCCTCGACGGGGCCGGAGGCTCCAGAGGGTGGCCGTCTCATCAAGGTTACCACGCTCGGAACCGAGAATGCGTCAGCGATGGCCGCGAAGATTGCGACCGCTCTCGATGCGGACTTGGCCTTCGTCGCTTCCTCATCCGCCGACATCGTGACCGTGGCCGCGTCGACATTTGGCCAACGTCAGGCACCGCACTGCAGGTCATCCGGCTACGGTGTCACAGTGGTTGTCGCTGGCGGAGATGAGACGGTGACAGACCTCCCATCAGTGGTGCTCCAAGCGGAGATTGCGTGGTCTTACTCTGGAAACCTTACGACGACTCAGGCACTTCGATGGAAGGTCCAGAACACGAACCGCCGCGCATCGCAGCCGGTCTCGCTACCTTTTTTCGACACGTCCAACATCGCCGCAACAGCCGTGCAATTTGTCGCTCAGGGCCTCACATCGCCCCAGCAAGCTCAGGCCCGAGCGAACATTGGTGCCGGAGCCGCGATCGCTGGCACAGGCGCGGACGGTGACGTCGTCGGCGTTGTCGGCGGTGTGACGACCTACACGACGCTTGCCGCTTTGGGCGCATCAGTTGACGGTGGCCAAGTTTAACAACATCAAGATATTATGCCGAACACGATCCAACTTAAACGCCGCACGACCTCAACGGGCGTGTCAGGCATCACGCTCGCAACTGGTGAGCTACTCTTCCAAGAGTTTGACAACCAGCTGCTCATCAAAAAGTCCAACGGGGACATCGTTCCGGTCGGTGGCGAAGGCACTGCCACTTCCGAAGGGATGGTCACCACGGCCAACCGGAACCAGACGATCCAAGGTACGAAAACGGTCTCCGGAACGCTAAACATCACAGGTCAAATCCAAATCGCAGGGACGCAGGTGACCGCGGACGCCGCCGAGTTGAACAAGCTCGACGGGGTGACGGCAACGACCGCCGAACTCAACACCGTCGCAGGTGTGACGGCTGGTACGGCGAGCGCGAACAAGGCTCTGGTGGTTGATGCCTCGAAGAACCTGACCCTCGGTGCCGGGCTGATCTCGACGACCGGAGTGCCGACCGCGGATGCTCATCTGGCTAACAAGAAGTACGTCGATGACGTCGCACAAGGGTTGGACATCAAATCCTCCGCTCACGTCGCAACGACCGAGGCACTACCCGCTTGCACCTACAACAACGGATCCAGCGGAGTCGGAGCAACGCTCACAGCAGATGCCAACGGAGCACTCACCATTGACGGCCACGCAATCAACGCGGGAGAATACGTGCTCGTCAAAAACCAAGTGGCAGGCCTTCAGAACGGCATCTACACGGTCACGAGTGCAGGCGCCGCCGATGGCCCATTCATCCTGACCCGCCGCACGGATGCTGACAGCGGCACCGAGTTGAGTGCTGGTTCATTCGTCTTCATCGAGCAGGGGAGTTCCAACGCATCAACGGGTTGGGTGGTTTCCACGTCAGGCGGAATCACGATCGGGACGACAGCCATCACCTTCACTCAGTTCTCGTCCGCTGGCGTGGTTGACGCTGGGGACGGACTGCAAAAGAGTGGAACGACGCTCTCGGTCAAAACCGTATCGTCGAGCCGCATTGCCGTCTCATCGAGCGGGGTCGACTTGGCCGCCTCGGGTGTCACCGCCGCGTCGAATCAGGTGCTGTTCACGGTTGACACCTACGGGCGCATCACGAGTGCAACAAACTCGATTCCAGCTTCGGCAGGGATTTCCATCGACTGCGGAGACCTCTAATCTTAGGGGATGCCGAACTTCATCCGCCAACTCCGAAAGGCCACGTCGGGAACCCCTCCCATTGAGGGCATTCCGTCGGGCGTGCTGATCGTCAACACAGCCGACCAAACCCTCTCGTTTCCTAACGCGGCAGGGAATGGATGGGTGACGTTCCAAGCGGGGGCGTCGGCGCCATCGTTTGCACTTCAACAGTTTACGTTCACGGGAAACGGTTCGCAAACGGTGTTCACCACGACATCCACCGACTCGACAGACGACCACTTTGTCGTGGCCATCGGAGGTGTCTTCCAGACGGCTGGTGATGACTACACGGTCACAGCTGGTGTTGTGACGTTTACGAGCGCACCGCCTGATGGAGAGAAGGTCAACATCCTCGTCGCATCTGGCGGGGTTGCTGGGCCTCAAGGGCCGATTGGTGCGACTGGTGTTGGGTCTCAAGGGCCGGTCGGTGCAACTGGAGTTGCTGGCGAAATTGGCGCAACAGGCGCAAGTGGAGCAGACGGGGCGACCGGAATTGCTGGGCCGCAGGGCGCGACTGGACACGTCGGCGCATCGGGGGCAACGGGGCCATCTGGACCGCAAGGCGAAACGGGAGCACCGGGGCCGACTGGTCCACAAGGCGAAGCGGGATCACCCGGAGGTGCAACAGGTGCCACCGGACCATCGGGGGCCGTCGGCGAACAAGGGCCGCAAGGCAACGTCGGAGAGGCTGGGCCAACCGGCGCGACAGGACCTAGCGGTGACGTTGGACCAACGGGTGTTGACGGGCAGGTCGGAGCAACAGGTGTCGCAGGTCCAAGCGGAGAGCAAGGACCTTCGGGGCCAGCGGGAGATGCAGGCGCTACAGGGCCACTCGGCGCAACAGGTGCAACAGGCGCAACAGGTGCATCGGCACTTTGGAACTACACCGCAGCTTTTGACCTCGGAGTCAGTTACGCCGTGGGAGATTTGGCGACCTACGAGGGAAACCTTTGGTATCGCACCGATGCAAACGGCGGCAACACCGGCGACATCCCAAGCACGCTCTCCGCATTCTGGGATCTCATCGCGAGCCGCGGAGCAAACGGTGCAGCTGGCAATGACGGCGCAACAGGTGTCGGTGCCACCGGCGCGACAGGTATCGCAGGCACTATTTTCTATGGAGGCACTGACGCGCCATCTCCATCGCTTGGAAAAGATGGTGACGTCTATTTTCAGGAAATGCCTGAGAGCGACAACTACGACGACGTGCAGACTGTGTCGGTTTACGTCAAGGCCTCAAACGAGTGGAATTCCTCGCTCAACATGCGCGGTGGCCGCGGTGCCACTGGTGCCACTGGCGATGTTGGACCAAAGGGGGATCAGGGCTTTCCCGGTCCCGCAGGGCCAAGCGGGATGCAAGGTCCCGAGGGCAATCCGGGCATGCCGGGACCGAGCGGAATGCAGGGTCCAGAGGGGCCCCCTGGGTTTCCCGGGGACACTGGCGAACAGGGGCCGGAGGGGCCGCGAGGCGCAACCGGACCAGTTGGTGATCCCGGAGCGACCGGCTCAACGGGACCGGCTGGGATTGATGGCATCGACGGTGCGGTCGGTGCCACTGGTGCCACTGGACCCGATGGCGAAAAGGGTGCCACGGGATCTACGGGCATCACCGGCGATCAAGGCGCAACAGGCGCAACAGGACCCAACTGGACAGTCTCTGAGGAAACACCATCAAACACCGTTGTACCAGCGGGTTACTTTGATGCTGGCAATGGTAAGTTGGTGCCATTTTACACCGTATGACAAAGGTTTCGAACAGCTTACTCAAGGACGCGGGCACGACGGGAAAGGCGCTCATCACGGCGGCATCCGCATCCGCCGCACGCTCAACTCTCGAACTCGGGACCGCTGCAACGACAGCCGCGTCGGATTACGCAGCGGCTAACCACACGCACTCAACGGCGCAGATTAGTGGCCTCGCAACAGTGGCCATCTCAGGCTCGTACAACGACCTTGCCGACAAGCCGACCTCAAGCGGGGTGACGTTCGCAAACACAAAGGTTGTCGGGGTGGACGCTCAAACCATCCAAGGATGCATCGACCTTGTCACAGGCGCGACCGGACTCAACCAGACCCAGATCCTGATCCCGCCCGGCGTGTATGCCGAGAATCTGACGCTCAAACCCTGCGTTTCTCTCGCGTCGACCGGAGGCAACAACGGGCAGGGGTCCGTCGTGAGGATCAACGGCTACCACACCTGCCAAGGGTCCGCGACCGCTGGCGATTCCATCCTCGAGCTCAATGGTTTACGCTTCGACACCAACACCACCAACCCCGTTCTCACGCTGACGGCCAACGGGTCGACCAAGTTCTTGGTCCACATGCAGGACTGCATGGTTGGCAACTCCAACAGTTCGACGGCGGTGGTCGGCGTGCAGATCAACGCCAACGTGTCAGTCCGCGCTGCTAACGTGCGGAGCGTGGCCAACTCAACCGCGGGATCCGGAGGCACGCATTGGGACGTTAACGGCGGAAGTCTCTACCTCGAGCGGTGCTCTGGTGAGTTTGGGACTGGTGCCATCTTGATGCGCGGAACCAACGGAGCATTAACACCTTACGTCGAGTGTAAGTGGTCCAACTACATCACCAATGGCGCCAACGCCATCAGCATCACGTCCGCCACCGCGCTGCTCACAATGGGATGGTCCGCGTTTCAAAACCTCGCGACGACGGGCAACGGCATCTCCATCGCCGCGGGCTCAGTTGCTGGGGTGTTCAATTCGACGTTCACGGTGGTTGCGGGCGCGTCAAACTACGTGGTGACGGGCGATGCGGGCTCCGTGCTGTACCAGCAGGGGAACAACTACAGCAACGCGCCGTACGCGACTTACGAAACGAAAATCAACTCGCTGGTCACGCAATTCACCTATTCGCCGAGCCGTCTGAACCTAGGCCAGACAGCCACTCCGAGCGCACCGAACGGGGGTGAAGCGTGGTTGTCGTCCTCCAATATCCTCACGTGGTACGGGCAAAATTCGACGCAATACACAGCCGCTGCTTTGTCGGTGGCCAACCAGTTCACTGCGCAGCAACAACTCAACAGCGGGCTCAAGTTGACCAGTTCGAGCGGGCCGACCATCACCGCGGGCACCAACACTCCGGAAGGTGCGGTCACGGCACCGGTTGGCTCGCTTTTCCTCCGCACCAATGGAGCGGCCAACACGACGCTCTACGTCAAGCAAACCGGCTCCGGGAACACCGGATGGACTGCCACTGCACCGGCTGCCATCACGCAGTTGACCGGAGACGTGACCACGAGCACGGGCGGTGGATCACAGGCAGCGACTCTCGCAACGTTGGCGGGCCTGACAACTGGCCAGTACGGCAGCGCGTCGAGCGTGGCTCAGGTGACGGTCAACGCAAAAGGACTCACCACTTTAGCGACTAGCGTTCCGATTGCGATCACGACGGCGCAGGTGACGGGACTGAGCGCGACCGCTTTGGGGGCCATCACTCAACTCACCGGAGACGTCACAACGAGCACCGGCGGAGGATCACAAGCGGCAACGCTCAAGACTTTGTCCGGGCTCACGAGCGGGCAGTACGGAGGCGCCGCATCGGTGGCGCAGGTGACGGTCAACGAAAAGGGTTTGACCACCGCGGCCTCGAGCGTCGCCATTGCCATCACGACCGCTCAAATCACCGGCCTCAACGCCGCAGCCGTGCAGGCGCTGGCCCTCACGGGGGGCACGGTTTCTGGATCGCTCTCGGTGTTGACCACGGGATCGGTCGCATCGTTGACCGCGACCCAATCCGCGACAGGGACGGGCTCGGGTCTGACGGTAGACATCAGCAACACGTCCTCAACCGCGGCCGCTGTCCGCATCACAAATCAAGGGCTCGGTGCGACTCTACTTGTTGAGGATTCGCCCAACCCAGATTCCACTCCATTTATAATCACGACGCTCGGCAATGTCGGCATCGGGACTCTCGCGCCTTCCGCGAAAGTGGACATCGCCGCCGGTGATTATGGGAACAATCAAAATTTTGGACTGCAGATCAGCACCTACAACCACGAGTGGATCAGTGCGGTCAAACTCAAGTCGAACGCGTCTGGTCAGCCGCGGCTTGCATTTGAGGTTCCCGGGACGGCGCAGGGCTCCGTTGTGGAGGCGCTGGCGATCGGCGCAGTTGCTGGCAATGTCGGCATCGGCACGGGCACGGATCCCAACGCAGCAACAGCACCCAAGCTCTACGCCATCGCATCGACCGCTTACGCTGCACTAAAAGCTGAGCAACTCTCAACAGGACCGACGCTCGAGATTCTCAACACGACGGCCGCGACGACCGATTGCGTGACGATCACAAACTTGGGATCAGGCAACAGCTTGATCGTAAACGACGACACGGTGCCGGACTCGACAAGGTTTGCAATCTCGTCGAGTGGACGGGTTGGCATCGGCACGACACCGGACGCAACAGTGGCGCTCAACCTGGACTCGACGGGCATCAAATTCTCGGATGGGTCCACTCAGGTCGGCGGGTTTTTCACGGGCTCAGCAACGTACGACGCGCCGTCGCTCGCAGCTGGCGCGTCGACGACCACAACCGTCACGTGCACTGGTGCGTTGACTAGCCACTTCGCGCAGGCAACTTTGTCGAGCAACACTGGACTAACGATCAACGCTTTTGTCTCCTCGGCCAACACGGTGACCGTGCAACTCCGCAACGACACCGCATCCACCATCGACCTCGCGAGCGGAACGCTCAAGGTGCGCGCCTCTCAGTAAAAGCGGGCTGGCTTGCCTAGAGACTCAACCCCTAGGCTGGAGAGGATGACAACTCTCCACTGCTTAGGGGTTCCGCACACCGTCACGCATCCCGACTACTCCGCTTGTGCCTTCACCCAGAAAGTCTTGAAGTTCCTTGAGATGTTCAAGGACTCGAGCGAGTACCGCACGATTCATTACGGACACCCAGACTCCATCACCGCCGCTCACGAGCACGTCAACGTGACCTCTCGTGACATCCTGCAAGAGACCTACGGCGATTACGACTGGAGGAGAAACCAGTTTAAGCACTCGTCACAAGACCTAGCGCACAAGGCTTTTAATCTCATCGCAGGAGAGGCAATCAAGCGACGGAAGAAGAAAGGCGACATCGTGCTGGCATTCTGGGGAGGCACGCAGGAGGCCACCCACATTGCCAACGCTGACAAGGACTTGATCATCGTTGAGCCGGGCATCGGCAGTGGCCATGCGTTCGCTCCTTTTCGCTGTTACGAGTCGTATCCGCTCCGCTCGGCATTCGTGGGCACTGAGGGCGTTTCCTACTGCAATCCAAAGTGGTATTGGCGAGTGGTCCCGAACTACTTCGACACGCGCAACTTCGACGCTACGCAAGAGCGAGAGGACTACGCGATGTTCGTTGGCCGACTTGGTACCAACAAGGGCTTGGACATCGCCATTGATGCGTGCAAGCGGATGGGAATCAGGCTCAAGGTTGCTGGCCAAGGAGGCCCCGAGGGCATCGGGCTCAAGGAATGGCCGGAGCACGTCGACTTTGTTGGGTATGCTGGCATCGAGGAGCGCAAAGAGTTGATGGCCAAGGCTCAGTTCGGGTTTCTCCTCTCCACCTATTGGGAGCCGTTTGGCGGGACCGCTGTCGAGATGATGCTCTCGGGGTGCGTTCCAATCTGCTCAGACATGGGAGCCATGACCGAGTACATCGTCGATGGCGTCAACGGGTTCCGGTGCTCCACGATGGGCGACATTCTGCGAGCCATCCGGATCGGCTACCGCATCGACCGAGCGAAGATGGTGGCATTCGCTCAGGCCAACTTCTCCCTCGACGCGGTGAGGCCAAAGTTTGAGCGAGCGTTTGCCGACTTCCGCGACGTGTTCAGCGGCGCGGGGTGGTACGAGGATCACAACAGGCCGTGGACCGTCGGTTACGGGCTCGACTACTCGCCGCTCAGTTGATGGCGGACAGTAGGGTGTGGACTGGAAATCATTACTTCCGACAATCGGGCGGGTCATTGGTGGCCCGCTCGGAGGCATGGCTGTCGAGGCCGTTGGCAAAGCCATCGGAATCAGCGAACCAACCATTGCCAAGGTGCATGATGCTCTCGAAGGAAACACGCTCACAGACGCGCAGATCGTGGCCTTACGCGAAGCGGACGCGCAACTGAAGGTACGGATGCGGGAACTCGACATCGACCTTGAGAGACTGGCCACGCAGGACAGAGACAGCGCGAGGGCGATGCAAGCCAAACTCAACAGCCGCGTGCCTGCCGTGCTGGCTCTCGTCATCACGACCGGATTCTTCGGAGTGCTCGCGGGTCTCCTGACCGGACACTTTGATCTCTGGGACAACGCGGGGATCACCATGCTCATCGGTTCGCTCGCAACCTCCTGGGGCATGGTCGTCTCGTTTTACTACGGCAGTGCCGCGAACCTCGGGAGGCCACCGGAGAAAAAATGAATCTCAAGGAGTACGGCATCGACATCGCATTTCTCTGCGCCGGTCTTTTCGGAGCCGTCCTGACGACGGGAAAGAACGCTGCACGCAACCTCGGCAGCACCATCTCCTCACTCGTGGCCGGTGCCGCAGCTGCGAACTACCTGACACCTGTCGTGGTGCAGTTGGTCAAGGTTGAGGGGGAGCGCACGCAGTACGCCATCGCCTTCCTACTCGGGTTCGTTGGTCTTCGAGCCGTCGAGTTCGCGAGCCGCAAACTGATCCCGCACTCCATCACAGACGAACACCATGAACCCGAACCTGCTCACCCTCGCAAACGGAGCCGCTAACGCGCTGATCGCGTTGGGCGGGATTGCGTTCGTCCTGTTCGTCTTTGGCCGTCCCGAGTCAAAGATCTACGAGTCGCCCAAGATCGCCAAGCTGATGAAGCTCGGTCTTTCGCTCGTATCGGTTGGGGCAGTGCTCAACATCGTCACATTCTCCACGCCTCCGATCTCGGAGATCATTCTCAACTTCGGACTCGGGCTCACCTTCGTCCTAGCTGCCGTCTGGCACTTCCAAACTTTTGTCCGTCACAATCAACCTACGAAAACCGATGAACTTCGACCACTCAAACCCGCACGACCTGCTCGTCGTGCCAAGCGTCAATCTCGCCGCGCTGATGCTCGGGTTGACTGAGGTGCATCAGCTGGTCAGCATCGGTGCCGCATTGGCAGCACTGGTCTATACGGTGCTGAAAATCGTCCAACTCTACCGAGACTTAAAATGACCCTTTCAGACCAAGGCCGAAAGCTGCTTCTCGACTACGAAGTCGGCGGTGGCGAACCGTATTACCGGAAATTTCTATCTCGGCCAACGTGGCCGGGGGAGCAATCAGGTGTGACGATTGGCGTCGGATTTGACCTCGGATACAACTCCGAGAGTCAAGTGGGAGAGGCGTGGGGCACATTGTCCAACATCAGTCTCGAACTCTTGATGGGAGCAATCGGCATCCGTGGAGAGAGTGCGCGACTGTGGCTGTCCTCAAGGCCGATGGTGCGAGACATCGAAGTGCCGTGGGAAAAGGCTCTGGACGTGTTCGAGCGCATCACCGTCCCGAGGTTCTACCTGCAACTCCTCCGCATCTATCCACAGGCGGAAACGCTACCGGAACCCGCTCGGGATGCACTGCTCTCGCTCGTCTTCAACCGTGGCACTGCGCTTTCTGGAGATCGTCGAGCCGAGATGCTCGGGATCCAAAATGCTCTCCGCGATGGCCGAACGCACGACGTCCCGCAGCTGCTCCGCTCGATGAAACGACTCTGGCCAAACACGACGGGTCTCCAAAAACGCAGGGACGCCGAAGCTGACCTGTTTGAGAGTGCGTTGTGACCGCTTGAGTGGTACAGGGTTGCAATGCAACCCGCCGACTGGACACCTGAGGACCTCGACACCCCCGCCGAACAACTCGCCGAGCGATTCGGGATTCCAGTCGCAACCGCTCAACGGATGGCCGACTGGCATCAGGCAGAATTGGCCAACCACGTTGAGAGGACATCATCAGCCGCATCGGCCGCGCACATGCACCGGATCCTAGCGTGGATGCTCGGTCCCGGGGACGCTAAAGCAAAGGCCGTCGCTCTGTGCTTCGCCGCCGATCTGCAACCGCTCATCGGTTGGCACAATCTCTCCGAGGCCGCGACCGACCTAGGGATGACGTCGGCCAATCTCTCCAAGCTCCAGACGGAAATACAAGCGTGGCTGGCACTTCCGGAGACTCAGTGGAACAAAACCAAGTATCGCTTCAAGCAGTCTAACCAGCCCATCCTCAAGGAGATGCCGACAGTGGAGAGGGTGGCGCAATCGTTCCGCCGATGGGTTCAACGCGTTGATGTGGAGAAACTTACAGTTGACCAAAAGGAACGCATCATCGCTTCCCTCTCGGAGATTGTCCTATTCTCGCAAAGCCTAGAGGAGCAATGATTTAAGCGACGGTTGACGGGCTTGGTTTCGTGTGGGACGATTCTTCTACGTTCATCCGGTTGCATACGCCGGTTGTCTGGGTTGTCCGGTGCGGATGAGTGAGGTCATCCGCACCGGTAAGCTCCTCAAACTCAACGAGTTTGCAGGGCATAAAAAAAGATGAAAAAACTGTTGGACAGAAAACGAGAACTGTAGTTTACTGGGTGCAGTTGAGGGGCGGAGACCCCGAGACGAAACAACAACTCCAAGACAATGAAGACTACAAAGAGCAAAGGTTACGAAGTCGAAGTAGACATACTCAACCTCCTCCCTTACATAAGGGATACCCGAACATTCGGGCACACGTACATCCACGCCAAAATCCGCAAGGCAACTTTCTGCTACCTCGGATTCGTCGGGACGCTCGACGGCCAGCTGGTCCGCGCAACCTATTGCGGATGGGGACGCAGCCTTCAAACACGTAAGGGCCACAAGTACAAGGCCCACATTCGTTTTGAGGCGACAGGAAAACCCGTTCCCTCCGCACGCCTTTCGGACGTGCGCCCTGTCTAAACCCGAAACCCCAAACCTACCTCACAAAATGGCCGGATACTCTGGATTCTCAAAATCGAACAACGCTGTCGCTGCCGAAGCAAGAGGGCGTCACCCCGCAACCGCAACCGCTCGCCTTTTGGGCGTCCCTGTTGCATGGGTTAAACTGCAACGAACAACCGAATGGCACCACACCTCGAGCTGGTACAACTCGACCGACTATTACGACCTCGAAACTCTCGCGGAGCACCTCGCAACCGAGGAGGGACAAGAGCAGTTGGCGCAGGTTAAGGCCGAGATTGCATCCCGGAAAAAGGCACCTGAGATGGTCATCGAGGGTGTTGTCGTCAAATGGTTGGAGTGGTCCGGAACTCGTGCACACCCAATGGCGAAGGAGCGACGAGAGGAGAACGCGACCATCACCGATGCTGGTGGAAAGTTCGTCACGGTTGCACTCCAAGACGGGACGACTTTCAAGAAAGGCAAACGCACCAACGGGTTCCGCGTGTTCAAAGCGGGGAAAGAAATCTTTTTTTAATCACCATGACAACAACATCAAAAACCATCCAAGGCGAGATTCTCCTCGCTCTATCAACCATCGACTTTGTCCTGCTCGGCACCCTCGAGTGGGACGCATGGACAGCCGCAGTGGGCGTGCTCGGCCTCGTCTCGGCCGCCATCGGCATCACCTACGTCCTTGAGGCCGCGAGAGAGGAGGCGGGGCAATGAGTCTGCAAACCATCCATCACGAGGGCCGAGAGTGGTACCTCGTCTCGCCTGAGGAGCATGCAACCCTCATCACGGCCAAAGATGCCGCTCTGTCCATCGCGCAACGGCTCCTCGTCACCAAGCGTATCGAGACCCCGCACGGGGACCTCATGCTCGCGCCGAGTAAACGGTGCCGCCGGTGCAACGGGGACAAGCCATCCAAACGGGGGCAACGCTATTGCTCGGCCTGCTCGCGAATCAGCCGAGTTGAGTGCATGCGTGCCTACTGGCAAAGGAGGGGCAAGTGATCGCCATTGACCCCGGGGTGGCCGGCGGATGGGCATACGACATGGAGCATGGAGCCATCGAGTGCTGCAAGATGCCAGAGACCGATGGGGACATCCTCGCGGGACTCCGCAACCTATACGCGGTGGGCCATCGCGAGATCCGCATGGAGTTGCCAGCCAAGGCCATCTTCGGGGCCGGTCACTCCTCGCTCGCGGTGCTCCATCGCAACGTCGGGTTTATCCAAGGGGTGGCGATGGCCATCGGTTTCAGTCTTCTCCTCGTCCAACCGAAGGCGTGGCAGAAGGTCATCGGCATTTCAAAGCGAACCGGGGAGGAGCAACGGAAGTGGAAAAACAGACTTAAAGAGGAGGCACAACGCAGGTTCCCAAACCTCCACATCACTTTGAGCACAGCGGATGCGGTGCTCATCCTCGCCGCTGGATTAGCGGCAAAAAACCAAACCAGACAGTAACTAAAAAATGAATAAAGAACTAATGAAAATGCTACTCGACGTGGCGTTTGGACAAGAAAAACCGGAAAAACAGGCGGAGCAAATCATCCCCGAGCAGCAAATTGTCGTGCTCGATCGCGGGTTTGTTTACGTCGGAAATGTCACAATCCGAGATGGTTGGGTCAGCATCGAAAATGCGCGAAACATCCGTGTTTACGGGACGACGAGAGGACTGGGGGAATTGCGAAATGGACCGCTAAAAGACACCAAACTGGACGACTGCGGGATTATATTGGCTCCGCTTAAAAGTCTCATCCACCTAATATCATGCGAAGGATTTTAACTTTGGATGGGTGCGGGTACGGGTACGGGTCCGGGGTGGGGTCCGGGGTGG